CGGCTGCACCTGTTTGCGTAAAAGGCGCTCCCCCGTTGCCGTTAGTGTTGGTCGTATTGCCGCCAGAGGCCGTGCCGCCAGCACCCTGCTGACTGCCGTAGATACCAATACCACCGTAGCCTCCAAAGCCCCCCGTCGCAATCATTTCGGCCAACGCATACGTTCCAGCGTACGCCACTGACTGACCGCCAGCGCCGCCGACCGCATCACCGACCGTGCCGCCTGCCCCCGCAGCGCCTACAGTGTAGAAAATGGTCTTGTTGGCGTCGCCGCCAGTGACAGCCAGCACGGTCTTAACATAAGCGCCGCCGCCACCGCCGCCGCCCGGATTGTCTTGAGGCTCGTAGGCAAACTCGCCAAAAATGTTCGTTACCGTACCGTAGCCGCCGCCACCGCCAGCACCCCACACCTCGACGGTCATGCTCGTGACCCCCGACGGAATAGAGATAGACCCGGAGCCAGATGAGAAGTCAAAGGTGTTCCCAGACCCGCCAGCCGTGCCTGCAATCGCTGCTGCTAGGGTAGCGCCGCCCATTAGGACAGTCCTGCTCCGCTGATTAGCCACGAGGTCGAGCCAATCTTGACGCAAGTTGCCAAGCCGTTACGCGCAAGGGTGCGGGTGCCGGTCGTCGTGCTGTTAGCCAGCGTCAGGGTGTCGCTTGTAATGGCGATCGAAAGTGCCAAAGCGTTAATGTTGACAATGATGATGACCGTACCGATCGGGAACGCGACAGCCGAGTTGGCTGGAATGGTCAGCGTTAGCGACGCGCCATTCATCAAAATCGACTTGCCGCGATCGGCCAGCACCAACTGGTAATTAGCCGTCTTGCTAACTTGCGGGGCTTCTCGGTAGCCCACCGCATAGTTCGCGCTAACCGTGTCGTTATCGGGAATTAACGGCGTGCCGGTAAACGTGGGTGAGGCAATCGGCGCATACGTGGCGGCGACTTGCGCGGTCGTCAACGCGTTGGTGATGCCGTAACCGGCCAGCGTTGTTGGCGTGCTCGTAATCGTTGACCACGCGATTGACTGCGTAGATACGTCGTTGATGCCGCCAATATCATCGTAAACGCCGATTTGGACATCGTTAGAATCAGTCAATACGAACCGATATAACAGCCCTTCGGTCAGCCATAAGTCTTCGGGTAGACGGGCGGCAGAGTCAAGGATAATGGGGTTAGGGTTAGCAGCACCGCCTAGCACTGATGTAAATGTAGCCTGCGGCGTGGTGGTGCCAGCGGCGTAGGTGTAGATCTTGCCGCCCGACAGAATAGCGCCGTCGTTGGTAAAGAACTGCGCTCCCGCGCCAGCAAAAGCTGAAAGATAAAATGGCATTGCTTAAATCCTCACTCCAACAGCAAGTTGTTGAATTTGGCCGCTTGCGTGATAACCCAATTTGTTCCGTCAGACACGATGGTAGCCCAATCGCCAGCGTTTGCCGCCAAAATTGCAGTTGTGGCCGACCCACCATCTTGAGGGACGACGTTAGCCGAAGCGGACACCAACAGTTGCGCTTGGTAACTGATGAAGTATAGAACGCGCCCGCTGCTGGCCGAAGCCGACGGCAAGGTCGCCGTGCAAGTAGAACCCGATTTATTGACAATAATCCATGTATCCGTAGCACCGACCGTAAAGTCCGCCGTGTACGTCACCGGCGGCGTGGTTGTGACGGGCGTCGGGCCTGAGCTGGTAGATACAGACGGTATTGGCGGAGGTGCTTTTTGCAGATCGTCAATCTGCGAGCGCAGCACAGCCACTTCGTCTTCAACCGTCGAAGATAGGTAAGGCGCCAGCTCAAGATCCGAAATCGTAGTCGCCGTGGTGCCGCCGCCCGTCAACACGTATTGGTTGTTGAGAAAGCGAAACCACTCACGCGAAACCAACCCCGTCCGTTCGTCTAAAAACGGAACGCGCGGCGCAGGTATTTGCGTGATGTTCTGCGTCATGATCCCGTCGGGCTTAGTTGCAGCTCGGCGCCCATAATGGCGATCTTGACTGGATCCGTAGCACTAATTTCGTACACGCGATCGCGCAATTTTACGGTCATGCCCAGCGCGCGAAAGAACACGCGGAAGCCGTATTTGCCAATCCGACCCATCGAAGACTGGCGATAGCCTGACCATGTGTGACCGCCGTCATCTGACCAGCGCAGCATAATTTGCGGGTTAGCGCCGACCACTGTTGGAGCATCAACCACCAACGTCAACCCTGGATCTTCTACTACGCCGAGCGTGTACAGGTCATTTTGTGTGTTGATGTCTTGCGGCACGTTAGTGCCGAGGTTAGCGACAAGGTTTGGCGCGCCTGATTCAGTATTAAGCCAAATAGACGTTTCAGTCGTAATTTCTACAGGCGGATCAAACGGGTCAATGCCGTTCAAGCCCACGCCAGTCTCGCAGTCAATTTGCAAAGTGTGATGGGCGGTACGTTTTAGATCGTTTGCTCCCGTTGGTAACGCGCGCCAACGGCGCAGCCATTTCTGAGTCTGTCCATCATCGGCGTACACGTCCAAGCTAAACGCGTACAGCTTGCCGTTTTCGTAATCGCCAATAATCGGGTCGCCGTTAAACCGGGCATGGCTGTTGCCGCGATGGCGTTTGAAGTCACCATTACGGAACCCGGCGCGCTCGTGCCAACCGCCCGTAGCAGCGTCAAACACCCACGTCGTATCCGCGTCGGTAAAGTTCAACACGTAGAACGTGTGACCATCTTGTTGATACGTGTAGCCCACGGCATCAGACAAATTTGCGTAGCCTTGGATGGCAAATTCAACGGCGTGCGTTGAGACGCGGATTCCTTGGTAGCCGTTGGCTCGATAAACGATGCCCTGACCGCGAGCGTCTGCGCCAAGCCAAAAGACGGAGTTGTCCATCTTGGCAACCGAGTACGGTGCAATACAGCCGATTTCGTTGTACGCGCCTTGGATACGGGTCAACGGGAACAACGGGTCGCCCGAGTTGTACCAGACCTCCACCGAGTTCGTGCCAAACAGCCACGCCTCGCGATGGTCAATAATCAACGACACCAATCCGTCCGGCGAACCTTCGGCGCTGGCAAAGTCGAGCGGGTCGATGGAAAGGCCATCGAGCAACTGCGTAACCCAAACGCGCTGGCTGTTGGGTTCGTTGAACACAAAATAACCGTCAAGGTAGCCAACCGTCACAGCGCCCGGAAAATCAGGGTCGGTGATCTGGGCAAACGCCAGCGTATCCGTGTTGTAGATAAACCCATCAGGGTTGCAGGCTATGAATATCTGTGTGCCGTTGTCGGTCATCGACACCGGGCCGGTGCCAGTCACGTCGCCAATTTTATTGGCCGCGTAGTTGGCATCAACACGGTAGAACTCGCTACCAGACACTACATACAGGTAACTGCCTAATGACCACAGCCCTCGAATCGGGCCGGTGCCAACCGTCGTCTGAAGCGCAAGACCCGGACAGCGTTGCAGATAAGCCGGCTCTTTGCCGCCTTCGGGGATAACTTCTGGGTACAAGTTGACCATTCGATTGTCGGCCGCGTTGACCGATCGAATGACATAGGACGACCCGAGGATGGGCGTCTTCATTAGAAGTTGCCCGTGAAGATGTTAAAGCGCGGACGGTTGACCATCAGCGCCGCCGGCATCGCCATCACATCGCCCGGATCGTTGATGCGCTTGAGGTCGCGTTTGCTGTACATCGCGATGCGCTGCACTTGCGGCGACGGTTCAACACCAAACTCCGGTGCGATTTCGCACGCTAAGTTGTAGCGAAATGCGCGCAAATAACCCGGCGGAAACGTTAAGTTAGTATCAAGCGCAGCGGGCGCCGTCAGCGGGCGCACCGACACAAAATGGAACTCCAACACGCGAGACGGTACTGGATACAAATACAGCTCGATGTTGGGGTACGTCGGGTTGTACCAGAGCACTTGCGGATAGGTAGACGTGACCGTCTTGACCGCAATATTGTTGTACTGCTCTTGGTTAATGATCTTGATGCCGTACGACACGTTGGTCGAGGCATCGCGAAAAAACGTGGCGTCGTCGAGCTTAATCGGACGCTCGCCCACAAAGTCGCCGGTGGGGCCGAGCGTGCGCACACGAACGCTTGGCGGCCAGTTAAAAATTTGGTCGATCGTCGAGAACACGGCCAATCGCTCCGTGCTCCACGAGTCAATCATCTGGTTGAGCGCCATCAAAGCGTCTTGGGACGTTGCGGCGGAAGGCACTTCACCCTCTGCCAACATTCCGATCAGACGTAGCGCACCGTTGATCTGGTCAGCAGCGGTGGTAGCCATCAATTACTCCTTGCGTCGTCGGCGCGCTCTTAAAGCATTAGGCGTGTCGGAACCATCCGACGCCGACATTTCTGCCGGCGCCGGTGATTCTGAGTCATCTGGGCTAGAAGGGTCAAACTCTTCCCACCCATGCTCCATATCGTCCCTCGCTTCCAACCACGAGATTGCAACTTTTTCGCCGTGTTTGGCGTGACGAAGATAGATATTCGGCATATTAAAAGGCTTACAAAAGCCCGTGAATTACGCAAAAGTTGAGAATAACGGCTTCCGACAGATTTCCGCCGGTGTTGTTGTACAAGCCAATAACCGCAGAGCCGGTTGTTTGGCTGGCAACAAACGGCCAGTACGCGCCTACCGTGCCGCCACCCGACACACTAACCGTGACAACATCGTTTGCACTGATTCTGTTGTTAGTTAGCGTGAAAGTGACTGACGCGCCGCCGGCGAGTAAAGCGTTATTCATCGTGATCCGGCCCATGCTCTTATCAAGCGTGACGCCGGTAGACTTGTCGGTCAACTGCGTAACAGCGCCCTGAGCCGCGCTGGTATACCCAAGCTCGTCGCTTGCGTATATGTCTGCTGCCGTTGCTTCGCCCGTAACGGTAACGCTCTGAAACTCCGGGTCAGCGTAGGCAACACCAATCGCCTGTGTATTAGGCATATCAATACCCCTTTAGGTAGTGCCCCCGACAGATTGCTCTGCCGGGGGCGTTGCCATTACGAAACGCGGTAGCAAGTCCACGAACCGTCGCCCGTCTTACGAGCGCGGAAGTGACCCGACGTACCGTTGTCGACCTGACCAGCGCCAACCAGCGTCCAGCCCGTACCAACCG